TTTTAATCTTATCAGCATTATTACGCTCTAATGTTTGTATCAATGCAACAATGCTTTGCATACGCTCTGTATGGATTGCAATGTCGTTCTTAAGTTGAACCAATTCATCTTTCAAAGTTTGCTGTTTGTTTTTTAGTACAACGTTCATCTTTGAAAAGATTTGAATGTCCAATAAGTCTTCAATGATTTGTCTTCTATCTGCTGCTGATAGCTGCATGAACGGAGTAAATGATGCACTACCCAAAACGACAATCTGCGTGAAAGACTTATGATTCAATTTGAGAATATTTTTCTCTAGATGATCTTGATAATCTTTTGCAGACGCATTTTGTGTAACTAGTTCACCATTACAGTATACTTCAAAGATCCCAGGTTTCAATCCACGAATGACTTTATAATCTTTAGAGCCTAGTGTGAATTCAATTTCTACAACACAATCTTTTTGATTGATGCTGTTCAGCAATTGAGGTTTGTTGATGTTGCGAAAAGGTTTGCCAAATAAACCAAAGCACAAAGCATCAAGCATAGTAGATTTGCCTGATCCATTTGCGCCTATGATGAGTGTTGTAGAATTACCGCATAGATTCAACTCAGTGAAATAATTACCAGTTGATATGAGATTCTTCCATTTAAGTCGTTTGAAGGTTATCATGCATTAGATTCAGTTTCAAGGGACAATGCTTCAACATAAAGATTGTGCATTACATTTTTTAATTTGGTTGATGATACACTCAATTCTTGGCCATCAATGTATTTGGAAAGAATCGTCATTGTATCTTCTGCTTGATTAATTATATCATCATTAGACTCTACTTGTGAAGTAAAATCTTCTACGATTTGAACGTCTGCTGGTTCTGTTTTCATAACTGCTGAAATTACATCATCAAATAACATTTGGTTTGTTTTGTTGACTACAATCACTTTAACGTATGTATTCTTATAAAGATGATTCGCTTTCATTGTGTACTGAAGATTGCCCAAGAATCCATGTTCACCATATTCTTTTGTATCGTCGTAGTTGATCTTGTAGAACATGCGATAAGGATTCTCAATGTATTCTATTTGCAATGTATCCGTATCCAAAATACCAATATACTTCTGATCACGATAATCGCTCCAGTAAAGTTCATATGGTGTACCAAGATACGTCACATTGTTTTTCTGTGAGAATGTATGAAAGTGACCACTAAAGACACTATGATACTTGGAAAGAAAGCCGTCGTCAAGACCTTCGTGATGTGGCTGAACATTTTTAATCATTGCATAGTTAGCTAACTCAAAATGACCACAGCAAATTGGTAAATTACTTTTCTGTATGTATTCCATAATTTGGTGTTCATTCTCTTTACATAACCATGGTATGAGATCCATGTTCAAATTGTTAAGTTGAGTCGGCTCTTTGATCACATGAATGTTATCATAGTCTGCTAATAACAATTCTGGTGAATTGACTGACACACTTTCTTTCCAAAATATGTCGTGGTTACCTAAGAGAGTGTACATTGTCATATCATATTCTTTGAGAGGTTCAAAGAAATACCTGCGTGACTCCGCTAATGTATGAAAATTGATATATTTTCTACGATCAAATAAATCACCTAATTGAATAATGGTATTTACACCGAGTTCTTTCAGCTTAGGAAAAAAGAAATCGGTACAATATTTCTGATAATATTCATGAAACACTTTGCTATCATTTCTGACACCAAAATGTGTATCACCGAGTAGACATATTTTCATAACGTTTTTTTAACTTTGCACTGGTTAAATGTTTGTCTATTGTATCACGAATGTGTGTTAAATGCAACATCGCCTGTTCTTTTAAATCATTAGGCGATCTCTTGTTGTCAATAATTTTTAACCAATGTTCAACTTGCACTGGCAATGGCGTTTGCATCATCGTCCTCCATAAATTCTTCAAGTTTGGTTTTACGTTTTCTAATTTTCCTGCGTTTATTATCTTCAAAGATATTGATGAAATCACGAATAAACTCTTCGCTATAACTATCATGAAGAATTCCATTTAAATGGCCTGCAACTAAATCTTCACCATTATTCTGAATCAAAGAATTAATCACTTCATTTTCCATTGTCTTATACTTCACATACAACTGTTTCTTTTCTTTTTGGATTCTTCGAAGAAAAGCGTAGTAGATGATCTGTGTAAAATATGCAAATGGATTACTTGATTTTTCTGGATCAAAATTGTCAATGTATAGCAGACAGTTTTCTACACCATCAGAAATCATATCGTCTTTAAAAGTATAATTAGCAAAATTTGGTTTTCGTGCTAAGTGTGACGCAATTTTGAAGATGCATTCACCAATATACTCCGGCACTCTAGGTCTTTGTGCACCAGATTCTTTTGCCTTTCTAACTCCTTCACGAAAGTCTTTCATTTGTTCTAAAAATTTCTCGTTGTTTACATAGTGATTTTTACTCATAGTTTTGACCTCAAATAACTTGACACATATTTTTTATACTGATACAATGGCTGTGTTAGCGGTAATCAATGAATAGATTTACTCTTAATATTACTAAACGTTCTCTCTAATTCTTCAGAATCATCAGCTTCATCTGATTCAATAGATTCTTCATTCATAAAGTTTCCATTATAATATCTTACTATAGATTCTGCATATGCTTCCTCTATCTCAGAGGATACATTACCAAACGCAACGATTGTATTTTTATTGAAAGATACTGATTCAAATTCAAATAAATGATCCCATCTTATCAAAGCAAGACTCACAGCACTTTTCTGTGGTATGAGCATAGCACGAAGTGGATGTTTTATTGTAATGGTGTTTGGTGTGTTAGTTATAACTTCACCAATTATATTTTCACCATTTAGTAATTTGAATATTTGAATTTCCAAAATTTTATCCTTTAAGTTCTATGGTGTATATTTTATAATCAAATTTTTCTTCACCATATATTTTCATTCGTTCTGTAAAATGCATCAATGTGAAATTCTTTTTTGCTTTGTAAGACATGTCATCCGCTATATCATATAAAGTTGCAGTCTCTTTATTTTCACCAAGTCTAAGCCCACGGCCAATAGATTGAAGTGTTCTAATTTTACTTTTACTCGGTGATGCAAATACTATGTTATGCAAATTTCGAATATTGATACCTGTAGAAAATGTTCCGTATGATGCAATAATTATAGCATTATTTTGGTTTTCTGTCAACTGTCTAATATATTCTCTTTCTTCTACATCAACTCCACCATGAACAAAAGAAACATATTTATCTTTTATTGTACTATTAAACATATCATACAAAACTTTACCGTGTTTTTCTACAAGCTGAAACAAAACTAAAGTATTTCCTTTTAGACTTGCAGCAAGATTTCTTATGAATCTATTTCGCTCATAGTTCGTAACAAGATAATCTATCTCATCTTGATACTTATAATTTTTAGCATTCTTACTATTTTGTTCAGTGTGTTTCAGTATCAATGCTTTAATCTTAAATGCTGCGAGTTTACCTGAGTCAATAAGTTCTTTTGTTGTCGTTACAGAAAATTGTTTACCAAACAAACCTTCTAAAACTAATTTGTGCGTTTGAGTTCCGTCTAGTGTACCAGTCAGACCGAAGCGATATTTGCATCGTGTCATTTTAGATAACAGTGTTGTGAGGGATTTTGCTTTGAATTGATGCGCTTCATCACCTATAACAACATCAAACTGATCAAACCATTTTGCATTCAATTTATAGATAGACTGCCATGTAGAAATTACAATCTGTTTATTTGGACTCTTGTCTATACCTGCCATGATCTGATAGATGTATTTATCACTGTCATATCCGTAGTCTTGCATGTCTTTAGACAACTGTGCAACTAGCGATATAGTTGGTACAATGATAAGTGTCTTTGCGTTATAATATCGTGTGAGTAGATAGATGATCAACGATTTGCCTGACGCTGTAGGTGAAACAAGTAATGCTCTGTTTTTTCTGACGCATCTTATGAAAGAGTTTAATTGATAATCACGGACTTCAAAAGGTATATTTAATGTAGCAATAAAGTCTGATGCTTCTTTAACTGAAAATTCTGTTTCAAGTTCTAGATTGTCAGCAATCTCGTATTCATATTCTTTCTCAACTGCAAACTTTTTAACGTAGTCTATTAGACCAGCATAGAGTGTATGGTTTTGTGTATTGAATAAGCGAATCTTGCCGTTCCACAGCTTGTTTCTAAAAGCCGGCATAAATTTGTAACCCGGCACCCAAAATGTAAAATATTCAGACAACTCCGCGGCCATAGATCGTTCACAGTCTATTTTTATGTAGACTTCGTCCAGCCTTCTGATAATAATTTTATTGTACACCTTGAGTAAACCGACGCCATTCTATAGCGTTCTTGATTTGAAAATTTCTTTGATTCAGATTCTTAATGATTTCTTCAAGCAAAGACATTTTCTCTTTTTGATTGACAATTTTCATGTTATGTTTGATAATGTCCGAATCAGACTCTATGTGCATCTCAATTTCGTGTTTCATTAGTTTCTTGGGAAATGGAATCCAGTTCAATTCATCCAGTTCATCCTGAGACATGCGACCGTTGTAGTATTCATGTTTTTTTAATGATATATCTTTGATTTCAAACTCGTGCGCTTTGAGCCTGCGTCTTTCTTCAAAGTAAATCTTCATGTACTTACTATGTAGCTGAGGTATTTTGATTGATTCTTCACCCAATTCAGTAGAATCTATCTCAGCATCTTTGCGCCATTCTTCTAAAATTTGATCCAAAGTCATTATATAACTCCATAAAATATATATCAATTATAACATAAATGGTTATAAATGTCAAATCAATTCTTTAGTAAAATATGAGTAACCAAAAGTTATTGAACATACATTGAATTCTTGCGTTGCATCGATTGAGCTGAATGGTATTTCACCTATCTCAACAGGAAACAAGTCAATAAAATCAATTTTAATATTTGGATTGTTTGCATTAGTTTTTATAATTAAAGTTGCATCTGAAGTGATGCTATCGGTTCTACCAGGAGTTTTTGTAAGATTTCCTATTTTATCAAACGTCTGCGGATTTCCTAGTTGAACGATCCAGTCATAAATTTCAGACCAACCAGCTAAGTCTTCATCTACAATAATTCCAGCTGTTAATTGGCCAAATACAAGTTGATTACCTGGTATGGGTGTTGCAACAAATGGATTATTAACGGATGTATTAAGTAAAGTTATTCCAGGCAAATTAATGCTTTGAATGAAAAACGTTAAACTTGGTAATCGTTTGATTGTAAATTCAAACTTGTTGTTTGAAAGAAAACTCTTATTTATTGGTTGAAACGTATACTCTGCCATGATTTCTCCTTTGTTCTATTTAGAAGAATAAAAAAAGAGGAGCCGAGGCTCCTCTTTTAAGATCCGATATGCTTCGGATTACATCAAATTTGTAATTGCAAAGCGGCGATAGTAAATATTCTTGTTGCTGAAAGAAATTGTACCGTCTGCTGCTGAAGTTGCAAATGGGTTCGCTACCATGCCATAGCGTGTCTTGAAACCAATCTTTGGCTGGAATGTGTCTTGACCAACTGCACGAACCATCTGAAGAGGAACGTATGGGCAGTAGAACAAGCCAGCATCAAATGCTGATGTGCCTTTGTAACCCATTGTAGCATAATGAACACCGCTAGATGCTGCAAAATATGGATCGATATAAACACGAATACGACCATTGAGAACACCTGCGAATGTATTGCCTGTGTCATCAACTTGAAGATTGTTTGCAAGTGCTGGTGTATAATCTAGAACACCTGCCATCTGAAGTGCTGAAGCAACGTCAGAAGAGCAAATCATGATGTTA